AAAATCAAATACATAACAATACTGGTATATGTTAATCTGCTTGAGCTTTCCATCCTTTAAAACAGTAAACCTCCTGACAGCATAGGAATTATCTGAAAGGAGGTGTTCAGGCTTGATAAGGAACTGTGACCAGTGAATAATGTCAGCTCTTGAAAATGGCTTTGATTCATACTCCATTGGCATAAAGGACTTCTCCATCCTATCATACTTTACTATTCCCTCTTCACTATAGTCACTTTTACAAATGGACAAATTAAATTCCTTGCATAGTAGTCTTATTGCCCCATGCATGGTGACATTGAACTTATCCATGACCATCCTGAATGCACTTCTGTGAGTTTTATTGGGGTGGAGGAACTTCTCTCCAAAGTCTACAAATACTATAGTCCCATCAGGTCTCTGTTCAAACCTGCAATCTGGCCTCTTATCTTCTCTGAATGGAGATAGGTATCTATCATTGAAATCAAACTGCTTCTTTAGCACAAATTCAAATATCTGCTGCTGTGTTATCTTCTGTAGTATCTGATCAGGGGTTAATTCAATAAGACCTTCATAGCCATACATAGTTTAGAGATTTAAAAGAACAATAGGTGAGTCCTTTCTTGAGTTTCTCAACCAAGAGCCACGTAGCTTCTCTTTGTTAGCTACCCTCCCTCACCTATTGAACTAATTTTACCACGCAGATTTCTGAGCTGAACCTGCAGCTTGAGTAGCTGCTGCTGCATTTGCTGATGCTGCATCAGTACCATTAACTGCACCACCAACTCTCTGTTGACGAGCAAAGTTACTTGTCATGAACCAGCCATTTTTAACAAATGGATGTTCTTCACCTTTCTCATTAACATACCACAGAGCTTTCTTTGTCTGTTCTGTGATTACACCTTCTGCTCTTTTCTCTACCCATGTCCCTGGCTGTGCAGGTCTCAACCATGCACCATACTTCATCTTTCTTGGAATCTCCAGATAAGTTCTTTCCTGTCCTTCACTCATCTGCCATTGAAACTGCAGGAAGATGTCAAGGTTAATCTCCTTGTAGTTCTTGGGCAGCATTGACATTACTATCTGGCAGAATTCCTTGAAGCTGGAAATGGGCCTTGCCAAACCTGCTTGGATAGCTTCACTCTCCATAAAGGCATGAAGGATATGGGTCACCCTTGCATTGAAATCCTGCATGGCATCCTTAAATTCTGCTGAATTAGGGTCAATGGTCTCCCCTTTATTATCAGGCAGGAATGCCTTGGTCACAGGAAACATCCTGTAGTTCTTCTCCACTTTGTTGATGACAAAAGTCACATCCAGAGCTTCCTGTTCAGCTCCACTTGCCCCACCATTGGGAATCCATTCAAACTTTATGAGATTGGTTACACCAAAGTTTCCTCCAAAATTAAATGGACTGATTTTCACTTCATCTGTCTGGTAACCATACCCCGCTGGGGCAGTGGTTCCTGTTGGTAATTGCTGATCACTCATCATTAATACGTATTAAAAATTAAAAATTACGATGTTTGTTTTACTGTCTTGATCTTACCATAATCCCTTCTTCACTTCCACAGGGTCTTGACTGGCAGCAGCAGGAGCAGCTTCAGCAGCTTTAGGCTTCTGTTCTTCAGCTTCAGCTACAGCTTCAGCCTGTAGTTGCAATGTTGGAGCTTCACTTGCACCATTGGAAGCAGAGACAATAGCACCTTCATCTTTAGGCTTGCGTGGAATCTTTGGTTTCTTCTCAATGGGTGGTGGAGCATCATCAATGATGGTAAAGGTCATAGGCTTGCGGGTTTTCTTTCCCAGAAGAGCAGGATGCTGGAATAACTGTTTAGCTTCAGCCAGTGTAATACCATACTTTGCTGCAATAGCTGGCCTGTCAAGACCATCTGTTAAATCCTGCAATACTCCCTTAATAGAGATTGGTTTTTTTTCTGTTGCCATGTTATACAATTTTTGTTTGTTTACAATGTGGTTATCAAATCATGAATTAGTAAGTAGCCAATTTTTCAAGGATCATATTGAAGTCATTTTCAATTTTGCCTTCAAACAATCCCATAGTGCTTCTTGCTGTATTAAAGCCATTATTCTGAGTTTCAAGGATGAAACTTGGCTTTCCTCCATCCATCTCCACTCTTGAATATAATACAGTTTCCATCTTGCCCTCCAACTGCATCTTGGTGCCCAGCTTTCCTAAAATCTTTAGCCTCTCCTTGGTATCATTACCAACTTTATAGGTCTCAGTATGACCCAGTATAAATGCATACCTGTCCTTCTCAAATCCATCATTGTCAAGACCTATCTTGACATGGGTAATGATGTCTGTGTAAGTCTGTGGAATGACATGATACCTTGGTCTTGGCTCTGTCTTCTTGCCATACTCCTCCTTGCCTCCTATCCAGACAGGATTCTTGTTATCCGCATTATACCAGATATTGGAATCATGAGGAAGTGTCCTCTGGCCTGAACTCTTTCCAGTTCCCGGCTCTCCTAATATCAGTATATTCTCAAACCCAAAATCCTGTAAAGTAGCCATGAAGGTGTAAATGGTCTGACCATAATCCTTCCATTGATCATGACCCGGCTTTCTTCTATCTGCCATAAACTCATCACTCTGTATAGCTGTCAGAGTGTCAATGCAAATGCTTCTGATTTTTGCCATAGTTTGTCTTAGATTGTTTTTTGGTTATTGAATAATGGTGTGAAGGTGCTGATACCTCCATACATGTTTGTCTGGATATGGGCAGGACACTTGGTATTTCTGGATTCTGTAATGTGAATGCTCCTGTAATGCGGATTCTCTTTCAACTCTACTCCCATGTGCTTCTTTAAATTATACTTTTCATCTCCGGGATTGAACAAGGTCATGAATATAGTGCACTCCTCTGCTGGATTTCCACTGTCCTTGCAATCATCAGCAGTGGGGAATACCTGCTCTCCTGCCATCCTTAGTCTATCTACATTGGCTAAATTCCTGTTACTGTGAATAACATGAATGAAAGTCCATGCACATAAATTCCTGATGATAGTAGAGTACTCCAAATACTTATCAATGTTCTCCTTCATGCTGAAGCCTCTCTCTCTTCTCAGCTTCCTGATGTGATCTGTAATGACAATGGTAAACTTATCAGGATCATTGGGAACATAGCCTGAAACTCTCTGTCTTTGCACCCTGTTACCCTGATCATCCACAGTCCAGTAAGTAGTATAGAGAAACTTCCCTTGTGTAGCAGCATGATGCAGCAGAAACTTGTTAATCCCTGTAGGATTCTCTGGTTCTTCAATGATGTGAATCTTACCAGCCTTCAACATTGTTCCATCAGCAGCATACTCTCCAAATAAAGGAATGATCCTTTCATCATAGACCTTCTTCAGTATCTCAAAGTGCTCATCACTTACCTGTACTACTTCCAGAGTGCCATCAGGATTCTCATGCAATTGCTGCCCCTTCAGGTAAACATCACTCATAGCATAGGTCTTTTCTTTGTACACATAATTGTAGATACCATGATCATGAGCCATGAAGAATGCTGCAAACTTAAACTCCTTGCTTACCCTGTCAATCTCATAAGAAAAATAGATCCACTCCACCTTATCCAGTATCCCTAATGCCAAACATTGTAAATAGGGATGAATGACAAAACTGAAATCACACAGTGTAGTCTTCCCGCATTTAGGTGCTGCTGCCAAGCCTATGCTTGTTTTTCTTTGAAGCCCGTTGATTGCTTTATCCAATCCCTTTATCCCAGTGGTCAATCCAAAACTCTTACCCTGTCTGCCCTTTTTGTAGGTTTCAATAAAGTTGCTCATGATAAGATTTCTCCTTTAACATTAGTGTCAGGGTCTCCGGGATGAGCCACCTTCTCACAATACTCCAACAGTGTGCTCTTCTTCATTGCCCCTGCTCCATCAAAAATGAACTTGTGAGACTTCATACAGAACTTAGGCTGTGTCACAGAGAAATATAAATCTCTTGCTGCATACACATCTTCTTTCCTGTACTCAGGATACTTGGCAAAGAAAGCCTTCATCCTGTCTACAGCATCCCTGTAGCTCCCTTTTCTTTCAGTGTTCATCCTGCCAAATCCAGCTATCCAATCTTCTACCCATGCAAAAGAAAATTCAATACCCTTGAACAAAGGCATATTCCACACTATCTGCCTGCTATCATACTCCTTCTCTACGATTTTAGTCAGATTAATGCCTCTTAGTGTTTCCTCTGGGACTAACCTATCCACATCCAGGTTGTGATAGATGCCCAATAAAAATAAAAGTCCCTCATCTCTGTTGATATGATGGACTCTTAATAGTTCAATGACTTCGGGGTTAAATTCCATTGCTTTGATTTTTGATGTGATGTGATTTTAAATCATGTTGCTATCATCAATCTCCTCCTCCTGCTGTTCTTTTTGGTTAAGCCTCTCCTTTAAAAGCTTTTTAGCATCCAGTGTATAATCAGTTGATTCCATAATGATACAGAGGTGAGCTGAAGTCACTTCATCTAACTCCAGCTTACCCCTGTAAAATTGTTTTGCTGCCAAACTGTTTCCAGCAGAGTCACTGTCAATGAATACTGAGTAGTAATCAAATTCAGTGGTGATGTCATTGTCTGTTCTTTTCCTTTCTGTCCAGAAGACTGCATACTTCGTGGTAATAACCATTTCCGTTGTCTTTGCCATAATTGGTATTTTAATTGTTGATTTACTTTAAAAGGATATTGTATCCAATCCCAACCTCAACCTTGACAATTCCACTGTAGTGATGTTAGCCACACTAAATCCTGCTGTAGCTGATTTCACCCACTCTTTATCCATACTATCTTCCACGCACAATATTATAATCTTGCCTCTATGCCCCGGCTTATACCTGATAGCCCTTCCTATTCTCTGAATGAGGTTCTTTGCATTTCTATTGAGCTGCACTACAAATGCCACATCAATATCATTCAGGTTATGTCCTTCATTCAGAGCATCAACACAAGCCATCCTGTCTATGATCCCACTCTTGAAATCATCAAAGGCTGCATCACCTTCATATACCTTCATCATCTGCTCATATTCTATAGTATCCTTCACAAATTTATCCAGCTTGGCTGCTGAAGGATTATTTGGTAGCTTCTTTGGCAGGGATGGCTTGGAGAAATAAGTCCTGTCACAGAGTTCTACTGCTTGCTTTTTACCACCACAGAATATCAATGTTCTCAGCTCTTTTGGTATGATATGTTCAAGGATTAGCTTTGCTGCTTTAGTCTTACTTCGTAGATCATAAATAAATCTCATTCTTTGAATAAATCCCATCTTGGTTGGTCTGGAGAATGCTGATCTGCTAAGGTATTCATATCTTGATTTCTCTGTCTGAAAAAATCTGTTAGTTGCTGATCCTCCCTCTATATATTTATCCACACTGTCAAGATACATGGTCACAATGGTGATATCATAGGGAGCAACTATTCCAAGCATCACTGCTTCATCCAGTGTCAGTTCATAAACACAGGAGAACTTCAAGTCAGAAAATATCCTTTCTTTATCCACTCCCCTTGGTTTGGTAGCAGTCAGCACCATGCAATGATCCACTGTATTCTGTGCAAAGAACTTCACCACATTATTATCTGTGGCATTATGCCCTTCATCCAGTACCACATAAGTGAAATGCTGGCCCTCATACTTGTTCAATGAGGCATAGCATGTCCTTTCTACTGTATTCCATACCTCACCTGCCTCCCACTTCTCAAATTCCTCTTTCCAATTCTCATCTCTCAGCTTCTCAGTTGGAACCACTATCAGGACTTTGGATGGCCTAACTCCTTTACAGACATTGTAATCATAAACTGCTAAATCTACTCCTATCTTAGATTTTCCTGACCCTGTAGCCATATAGACAGAACCCCATCCACCATTGGCTACAAATGCCTCCTTTGCCTCCATCTGAACTCTATCCTTAATCTGATAGCTTATCTTGACCTTTTCCTCATCAGTCAGAACCTCATCTAAAGCTATCCTTATGTCAAGAATTTCCTGGGCATGCAATTTAATACTTTCTTTGGCATGAAGTATCTCCGATAACCTCATTAAATTTGAATGTGTCATGTTTTGTTGTTTTAGGGTACTTAAAGTGTATTTTTTGTTGTTTTCAAATGTGGATAACTAATTATCTTTTAGCAGATGATATAGCTCCCTGAAGGAAATAAGATATAAAGTCCTTGCTACTTTTGTCATTATTCCTTCCTTAGATATGATATACCATCCACCTTGTGATCTTACTAAGGCATTTCTTAGGCCATTAAAGGCACAGAATGAAGTGATAGCTCTTGTAGATAGTACTGGCTCATCAGGATCAATAGTCCTATACCTGCCACTAATCCAGATTCTTGTTTCCATGTTTAATGTATTTCAGAATAATTATTACCAAAATCAATACTAATACCCAACTTAACATTGAGCTTTAGCTGCTCATTTACCTCATCTATAGCTTCAAGCAGCTTAATTTTAGTGCACTCCTCTTCTCCTTTCTTAACTGGAAAGATGATCTCATCATGGAACTGGCCACAGATTCTAATGCCTTTTGCTCTTACTTTCTTTATCCAGCAGTCAAAGCAATAGACTCCAGTTCCCTGATTCAGAGTGCTGAACCTGTCCTTGAAGGCTCTTAGGCTATACCACAGTTGTGATACTGGATTGAATAGCCACATCTGCTCTCCTATGGTCTTGGTAATGCTATCTTCAGCCACTCTTTTCACTGACCAATTTCTCTTCCAGTATGTCACATGGAGCTTCTTGGCCTCAGACATTGAAAAGCCTCCTGTCAGGGCCAGTTTAGCCACCCCTGCACCATATATGCCACCAAAATTTACCTTCTTTGCTTTGGCTCTAATGGGCTTGTGACTGACACCCTCTTTTCCCTTTGTCCTTTCATATAACTTATGCTCTTCAGCCTGCTCTGGTGTCAGCATCCCTGCCAGCACTGCGATATCCAGATGTGGATCAAATCCATCCTCCATCATCTCCTTTACATACTCAGGATCATAGAAATACATGTAGTGTCTCTTGGTATTATCCTCCAATCCTTTCATATCAGAGCCACAGAGGACATAATCCTCACTGGGGGCTATTAAACAGCTTCTCACATATTCTCCATATAGTTTTTCTGAAGTTGGCAGATTAACCAAGACAGCATGTTGAAACCTTAAAGTATTGGTGAAGCCCTGTGTGCCTGCCACCAGATACCCATCCTTATCCACATCTCTTAGAAATCCCTGAAGTATTCCCATCCTGCTGCCAATGGAATAGAGACCATTTAGTTCTCCCAGTTCTGGCATGTTCTCCACCAGTTCCATAACACTCTCTGTGAGTTCAGCTTCAGGAGTGCTAATCTGTGGTATCCTTCTCATGGAACCATCCAGCTCCCTGATATACTTATATAAGTCAGGAACCCATCCAAGACTAAACAGCCATGCTTTTATCTGCTGATGTGATCTTGGATTCCCAGGTTTGCGGCTATGCTCTACCTGTATTGTTCCCATGTGATAAGATGGCAATCCCTTAAGCTCAAGCAGGTCTAACCATTTTTGCCCTGCTATTGATATGCTCTCATCCTTTCTATACAATGTCTTTGGCCTTGCCACCAGCTTGTATTTGATATCAGGAGGCATGAGGGCTGACACTGCCTGTTTCTTCTTCTGATATTCATCCTCCAAATGAGCCAGATTATCCCTACAGGCTTGTTCATCCAGTTTCCATCTCATCTCTACCTGCTCTCTTGCACACTCCATCTTGAACATCAGGTAATTTATCAGCCTGTCAATATCATCCCTGTTATCATTGTAGATCAACCTGAGATGATAAATGAGATTATAGAACAGGGCCACATTGATCCTCACATCCTCACTGCACCTGAAGACATAATCCACAGTCTCCAGATTAGTCCAATCATCTATGGGAGGCTTTTCAATATGGAGATCATATCCCCACTCTCCCAGAGCATGTGAATCTCTTTCAGGATGGATATATCTTGATAGTCCTAAAGTATCAATAGCCCTGCCCCTGTATGTCACTCCCAGTATCTTCTTCACTGCTGGAATATCAAACTCAATAATGTTATGACCTACTATTACTTCCTCCTCCTCAAAGAACCTTCTCATGTCCTCATAGTTAAGCAGAACTAACTGTTCTTCTTTACCATCTCTGAATCTTGTGGCACAAACACAGTGTATCTTGGTAATAGTATCCAGTAAGCCATCACTTTCAAGGTCAACTACACTGTAATTCATAGTAAAAGTTTTTTAGTTACTTGAACATTGATCTGGGGCAGATAACAACATTACCTACTAACATGACTGGGATAGGTAAAGTCACTAATGCTGTAGCTTTAGGATTAGGAGCAGACTTCTTAAATCTTCCATCTTCATCTACAATCATGATCATCCCTTTCTCCTTTGTCTTCCACACTACTTCAATCATGTCACATTCCATGTGCTTATACAGCTCATCAAAGCTGAACCACTTGCTGTTAGCAGGCTTAATCTCCACCTCTGTGCCATCAGGCTTGATTAGTCTTGCATTCATTTTCTTGGCTTTTGTCTGGTGGGAGAAATAGATGTTGTGGTCACCCTGTAGATCACTGGCCCTGTAATAGAATTGCTATCATCCTGAAACAGGGCTGAGCTTGAGTTCAACACCCTGAGAGTGGCCTGTGCACTTGCATAAGCTGCCTGTCTTGTAGTAAAATTCTTAGTCCATAGCTCTTTGTTGTTGATACTCATAATAATCAGGTTGAATTTGTCTTTGATTCTTCTTAATCTGAACATAACTGTTGATTTAATGTGTTATTGATCTGGTTTTGTAAATCCACTTTCATAGAAACGTTTAATGATTTGATCTTCTTCCTGTGTGAGCATAGGAGTATCAGGAGCTTCTCTGAATTTTTCTCTTAATTTCTGAGCATACAGTTCTGATATCTTCTTCTCCTCTCCAAGTAATTCCTCCTGCATCTCCTCCTCCAAAGTTTTTCTTGCCAGCCTGACATAATCTATCTCAGCTCTTAAATGCAGGGTATTCTTCATCTTATCAATCATTCTTAATATGATAATAAAGGTGACCAAGCAGGCTAAGAACAGGGCAATGAGACATAGCCAGATGGCATTGATTTCTACAGTTGCATCCATAGTTTTAGTTTTAGGCTTTGAAATAATGAATTACAATCTTATCATCCAGTATCATCAGTGTCCCAAGATAGTCTTCAGGGAATACCTCTTCTGGTATCCCTGTACCAATGGCTCTGATAACTACTGGAATTGTTCCCACTCTCAGCTTCTCTTCAAATGCATACCAGAATACTCCTATGCCCTTCTGAAAGTCAATCTTGAGAATTTTATAATCCTCCGGTAATTTATACCCTTTTGTTTCTCCCAGCATGGGGAGGACTTCTTTGTGTACTGTCATTGCTTTGATTTTTGTGGTTAATTAATTTTTGAATCATGACATGGGCTTCCTCCCCAAACTTAATCCTGATATAGGCACTCATGGAGATATTATCAAGACCCTTATATCTTGCTATCTTGCCATTGTAATCAGGATCATACTCTGTCAGCATATCATCCAGCTTTATGAGATCAATCTCAATCTGGTGGGTGACCAGTGACAATGTCCCATCAATAGGCATTCTGAATCCAAAGAGTTTATTTAGCTGGTAGATCATTTTATATCTCCTGCTATTGCTTGCTACATCTACACTCATTTTACATTATTTAAGATGACTAAATCTGATGACCTTGTGACAGCAGTGTACAATAATCTTGTTCTCTCTTCTGTATTCTTATTCATCATCATGTCTCCTATGTTTAATACTGCTTGTCTGTAAGTTGAGCCTTGGGATTTATGCACTGTTATACTATGATTGTACTTAATATCTGCAAATTGCTCCTTGAAGAATGTCTTGCCCCTGTATCCCCATCCATGCTTTGCACAGTTATTGGACAAGATTTTGAATACATGATCAAACATGGCCTCTGACTCCTCATGGATCACATTGAAGGCATCATTGATCCTGTAATACTTCATCTTGATCCTGTCTGTGGTGGTAAGGGGCTGATTCATGCTATCATATTTTGTAGCCTGCTTGGGGACACAGATATAATCAGTGACAACAGCAACATCCACAATCTTCTCCTCTTTATTAGTGTAGAAGCTGCCATAAGGAGAATTAAATACTATGGTCTCATCCTTCTCTATCTTCTTTGGATTACCATATCTGCGCTGCCTCACTAACCTGTTCATTTCATCTACCACCCTGTTAGTCCATGCTAAGTATTTCATCTCATCAGTGCCATTGACTTCAGCCAAATCTTCTATCAGTCTCTCCCTGTTATCATCATAGACATATCCTTTGCCATCAATGAGAAATGGAGTCTTAAAAAATATCATGTCCAGATCCCTGCTTAATTCAATGATGGGATTACCTGCACCCTGCCTTACTATCTCTGTCAGCTCTATGACAGGATAATCTTTCAGGAATACAGGAGATGATACCTCGCCTACTGGATTAATTTGCTTATCATCTCCTATATAGATGATTGGAATTCCATAGTCATCCAAATAACCTTCAAGATATTCCTTTTCACCTTCCTCATTGATGATCTCTCCTCCCTCAATTTGTGAGTTAAGCATTGATACTTCGTCTATTACAGCAAATTTACATTTGGAGAATTCATCCTTTTTACTGAACATTTGCTTGTAACATTCCTGCCCTGTCTTATTGTCTACCCACCTAGCCAGTTTAAGAGCACTGTGAATAGTGCAGAAATTAACTGGACTGGATACCTTAGTCTTGAGCACTGCGAGGGCTTTATTAGTAGGGGCTGTAACATAAACCAAACCATTATT